GCCCAGACCTTGGGGGAGGGGGAGCCGAACACGGGTCAGACCCCGCCCTTGTCCATGCCCTTGATCGGGGCAGTGGGGCCGGAGGGGGCCGGAGCGGACTTGCCGCCCATGACCACGTTCTTCGAGTTCTGGCCGTGACGCACGCCAGACTTCGAGGCATTGATCATCTTCGAGGCGGTTGCCTTGGTGGTGCCGGATTTCGCCATGATGTATCTCCTTCGGAGTTGGTTGGGTTACTGCGCCGCAGCGGCCTTCGCCTTCTCCCGGGTCCAGCCGGGGGCGACGGCCTCAACGTCAGCGCGCGTGATGGCCGCGGATCCATACAGCTTCTCCACGGCGGTCATCGCGGGCTTCCCGTCCTTGGTCCAGTGGTTGTCGTCCGCCGGGTCCAGCGACATGACCGCCTTCTGGAGCTTGACGTTCAGCTCCACGGTCGGCTCCTTCGCCGGATCGGTCAGGACCGCCGGCTGTCCGTCCCCACCGGGAACACTCCCGGCCTGCCCGGCTTCGGCTTCGACACCTCCGCCGCTGACAGGTGCCGCGTCACCGGCCTCAGTCCCGCCCCCAACGGGCTGAACGTCGCCGTGTACCGGCTGTTGGCCGTCTGGCTGGGAGCCTTCTTGAAGATCACGCTGGCCATCGGGCACCTCCTTCAGTGCGGGGTGTCCTTCCGGGTAAGCCTGCCAGTTGCGTTCGAGGAAGCGTGCGTGCAGGGCGACTTCCTCCGCCGGAGCGGTGATGGTCAAACGGCCCTCCTCGAAGGCGTATGGCTGACTGCCCAAGCGGATCGTGCGGCCCGCGAGGGCTCCGGTCAGGACAAAGGTTGTTTGGATGATAGTGGACATTTGTACGGTTCTCCGTGTAGATTAAGCCAAAAGGGCGGACCAGCCTCAGACCGGCCCGCCCTTCGGGTACTACGGGGCAGAGCCCTCCCCGGAGGGCGGGACTGCCTTAGTTGAGGATGCCGTCTGCGGCGGCAAGCCCCTTCTCGCTGAACAGAGCCAGGCCGCAGTACCACTTGACGCGCCAGATGTGCTCATCGGAGTCCTCCGACTCGCCCACGTCCACAACCTGAATGCCCGCGGCCTGAGCCGCGGTCAGACCGGCGATGCCGTGGGTGCGGCTCCCGTCATCGAACGTGCCCGCGAAGATCGTGGTGGCGTTGGTGCTGGTGCCCTTGGTCTGGTTGGTCGGGATGTAGTCGTTGCGGAAGATCGGGGTGCCCGAGTAGGCCGGGACCTCCGCGCCGCTGGGCAGCTCGACCACTTCGTTGATGGACGCACCACCGAGGGAACGCAGCAGCGCCTTGTAGCTGCGCAGGGTACGCGCGTGCATGGTGATGTAGTCCACCTGACCGTCCTTGTCGGTGACCAGGTCCATAAGCTCATCCAGGATGTCGAACGAGAGGTTGGAACCGTTCGCGCCGGTGTCCGCCTTCTGGGAGGCGGCGCACAGCTGGATCAGGCCCGCGAACTCGTTGCCCGCACCCGTACCGTTGATCAGCTGATCCTGGTACTTGCGGCCAGCGGACTTCGCCTTGGAGGCGATCTGGACAGCGGTCTGGTCGTTGCCGTCGCCGGAGCGGGTAGCCTGGATCAGGCCGTTCACTTCGGCGTCACCCATGATGGTGGTGAGGTTGCTGTTCACCCGGGTGAAGGTCGCCGGGTTCTTACCCGCACCTGCGCCGGAGTAGGTCGTGCCGACACCGGCCATGATGACGTCGCCCAGGACGTTCTCGCGGTTGTACGCGAGACTGTTGCCTTCGATGGAATCGAAGGGCAGCACGTCGAACATGCGGTTGACGGTGATGATGTTTTCGATCACGCCAGCAACCAGTTCGTCCTGGGCCAGCTTGGCGCTTTCGACAAGGGTAACAGAAGCCATGATTGGCCCTCCTTCAGAAGTTGATGAATCAAGCGGTTTCAGCCGTGCCGGATCACCCGGGGTTCCGTCGCGGCCCGCGGAATCACTCCTGTGGGCCTTCGCCTCTGGCTATACAACCAAAAGCGACGTCAGTATAGTACCAAGTTGCGAAAAAGGCAAGCCCCCTGGCCAAACTTGGGGCGGGGGCCCCCAGATCCGTCACGCCCGACCGCGGCCCGCCTTGAACTGGCCCTTGGCGAGGCCCGCCGCGATCTTTTCATTGGCGGACAGAACGCGACCGGGCTGGCGCGGAGGAGTAGAGCCGCCGCGGGGCGGCATACCACCACCAGCCGGGGCCTCCGACTCAAACAAGCGGCCAAACTTCTCGTTGGCCTTCATTTCTGCCACCAGCTCCTTGATGGTCATCGGTTGTCCGGTCACGCCCGAGTAACGCTGGTCGCCCTGGGCATCGACCACGAACACCTTGAATTCGCCCTCCTCCTCAACCACCTTCACCTGCTGCTTGATGAACGGCAGGAGGAGTTCCGGGACGCCCTTCAGTTCAACCACGGCGGCGGTCGCGGCGTTCTCGACCAGCAGGCCGTACAACTGATTCTGGAGGGCTTCGCTGCGCTTGTTGGCCTTCTCCAGGTCCTTCGCATGAGCGGCGGCGAGGTCTTGCTTGATCTTCTCCAGGTTGACCTTGGCGTCCCCGCCCTTCGCCACCTGCTCCTGGAGTTCGTTGATGCGAGACTCGACGGTGGCCTTGATCTCCTCCGGGGTCCTGCCGTAGTCGGCCAGCGGGCTCAGGTCCACCGGGGTCTTTGCCTTCGCCTCAGCCCTCGCGGCCTTCAGCGACTTGTTCAGGCCAGTGATGGCCTCCACGACGCCCTTGTAGGTGTCGTCAACGATGAACTTGCCATCGTCGCCCTGCTTGTAGATGCCCCGGAATTGTTCCGGCACCTTGTCGATTGAATCGACCGGAGTGAATTCAAAGTCCATAATTGTATCCTCGTTGTTGGCGGATCACCCGCCAGTGTTGTGCCTCACGCACGGTTCCTATTGTATAGCCTCAGAACTTTTCAGAGTCAAGGCCAGCCTTGCGGAAGGCGTCCGGCTTGCGCTCCGCGAGTTGGGACAGGGTCAGCTCGTTGCCGGCCCGATCCACGAATTGGTCCACGTTCAGCCCGCCCTCCCGGAACAACTTGGCCTTGGTCTTGCCCAGGACCTCATCCTGGAAGGAGGCGGGCTGGCGCTTCAAGAAGTCCTGATAGGTGGTCGCCGCCGGAACCCGGCCCACGTTCTTCTCCGCCCACTCCTTCCTGACCTGCTGGATAGGCACTCCACGGGCCTTCGCTTCCGCCCTGAAGTCCGTCTCCCGGGCTTTGCGAGTGCGAGTGTCGGTGACCGTGGGGCGATTGCCCAACAACCCCACCCCGTCAATATACGCCACCATGACGGAGCGGCAGTTGATGTGGGCCGGGGGCTTCGCGCCCTTGGGCTGGAGCGGGGGGATGTCCGCGGGCAGGTCGTTATCGCCCACGGGGGCCCCCTTGCCGTCCCGGGCGCGGCATACAGCCGTGGTCCGACCGTCCAGAGTGCTCACCCAGACCTTCGCCGTGATGATGTCGCTGTTGGCGTCCCAGACGTAGCCCCGCGCGGTGTTGGACACGTGGTTCACCGCGGTGCGGACGATCCCCTGGGCGTCCCGCCGGGTCATCGCCAAGATGCCGTCCGCGTAGGCGTTCTTGCGCGTCCCGACCACCCGCCGCACGATGTCGTCAATGGGCTCCCCCTGGGCCATCCCGAGCTGAATGGCTTGTACAAGGCGTTGCTGGTCCACCTGCTCCAGGGTCTTGAACCAGTCGTTGAGCAACCGGCCCTGGAACGGGCTGGAGGTGGCGATGGCCCGGAGCTGGTCCGCACTTACCGTCATGAAGCTGACCTCGATCGCGACCGAGGATTGAAGCAGCTCGACCTCCGCATTCCCCTCCAGAACAGCCAGCTTCCCAAGCTCATCGCGAACCAGGTCCTTGTACTCCTGAAGCGCCGCTGCCCGGGCGCCGCGAATATCGGCCAGAAGCGCTTTCCAGCGCTCCCCGGTGAAGTCCAGGTCCCGCCCAGCAAACCGGGCGAGACGCGCTCGCAGTTTCTCGGTCAGGTCGCGGTCCGCCTCCTCCAGGAGCCGGGCGACCCGCTTGTTGAGCCCGGCGGTGTAGCGGCGCAGGTCGATTTGGTGACGCAGGGCGGCGTCCCGGTACGCCTCGTTGATGGTCTGCGAGGCCCCCCGGGCGGGGGCGAAGTAATCAGGCGGGGCAGACACCTTCCCGTAATCCTTCAGATTGAACTCCGCCACTGGGATTCTGTCCACTATCTTCAGGCGGTCGGGATCAAAAACAACAAGCTCGTTGACCACGTAACCTTCGCCCGTTTTGTAGACAACAACAGAGTCATACCCACGGGAGCGGAGGGCAGCGGACAGGTCCTTGCCCTTCAAGGCAGGGTCCAACCCCTCCTTCTTCAGCGCGTCCCTCAAGTCCGTAGCGGACGTACCCCGGACAAAAAACGGACGGCTCACCTCAGCATCCACTATATACACAAGCCCGTTTTCAGCGGCATAGGCGTAGCTGGCCCCTTTCCAGGGCTCACCCGACAAGTAAAACCCGTCACCGTACCAAGACGTGCCCCCCGCATCGGCCCCAGTGAGGAATTTGGATGGGTCGAACCGGCTGAACCTGGCACCAGACCCGTGATACACCCTCAGTTTGGCCATTGACCACCCTCCGACTCAGGCTTGGGTCCGTTCATGCCGAAGTGGACCCGACGCCAGATCAACGGGGCGAGGACGATGCTCAGGAGGAGCCAAAGCCCCAAGAAGTGCCAGACGTTCATGACTCGCCTCCAGGATTTCCACCACCCTCCCCACCTTCGGGCGGGTTCTTCTGGGCCGGGTCCAGGTCCAAGCCAGCGCGGCCCATCGCCTCGCCAATTTCCTCCATCAGCTCCTCCCAGTCCTCCTCCTCATCGAAGTCCTCCGGGAGGACCCCGCGCAGGCGGAGGCCGTTCAGGTAGGTCTTGCGGCTGATGTCGCGCTTCTCGCGTGCTACTTGGAGGGCCTGAAGGCCCGGGGCGTCCATTTCCTCCAGGTCATAGTCCTTCACCAGCTCCACGGTGCCGCCGCTCGTTCCAAGGCGCATCCAGTCCGCGGTGATGTCCAGGGCCTGGGCCAGGGCGTCCTCGAACAGCCCAGTCATCGCGGCGAGGTCGCTGGACGCCTCCGCGCTATCCAGGGCACGGGCCGTCGCCGTCTGGTTGCCCGGGCGCTTCTTCAGGAACTCCGCGCCATAGCCCGCCATCTGCTCCTCAAGGTCCTTGAGGTCCGTGCGGCCCGCGGCGATGGCTTGGCCGGTGTGCTCCACGTAGTAGAACCGGCCCGCCGGGTCCGGGTTGTACAGCACCTTGTTCGGTCCGACCACCACCGGGTCCGAGTCCTCCCCGGACGCCCCCGAGCAGGCGAGGATCGGGAAGCGGGAGACGGTGAGGATGTGGCGTTGGTCGGAAGCGGACTGCCAGTGCGCCACGTTGAGGTGAGCCAGGTCCAGGAGCGGGGGCTTGCCCATCATGAAGTCTTGGCGGTCCGCGTAGAAGGTGACCAGCGGGACGTAGTTCAACCCCGTCGCCCACTCATCCACCAGCCCCCATTCCTCCTTCTGTGCGTTGGACTTCTTCACCGGCTCCCAGAGCTGGACAAGGCCCGGCTCCAGGACGCGGATGCGGCGCTTGAAGACCTCCGCGAAGCCGTCCTGGACCGTGTAGTGTTCCAGGATGCGGACGTGCTGAAGGACCTCGACGCCGTTGATCACCTCCGCCCGGGCGAACAGCAGGCACTCGGGCTTGATCATCACCCAGTACGGACGCAGGCCCTCCCGGCGGTCATCCGCCAGGGTCCGGGGTTGGCCGTCCTCCCGCGGAGCCGGGCGGGGCATGTCGATGAGGACGTGGCAGAGGGCCTTGGCCATGCCTTCGCGGAACCACCGACGTGCGAACACGTCAAGATTGTTCCCCTGTAGGTCCACGTCAGGCAGGATCGTCTCCTCAATCGCCTTGGGCACGTCCTCGTTGAGCTTGATCGGCTCGCTGAAGGGCTTGCCGCTCAGGGTGTCCAGCGTCCGTTCGACCATGTTGAGGAGGACGGCGGACGCCAAGCGCTCCTGATAGCCCTTGTCCGTCTCCTCCTGGTGGCGGGGCAGGTACGCTTCCCCCGCCTCGCGCATTGCTTCGGTCCCGCCCAGCAGAGTCTCGATGACTTGCCAGCGCGGGAGCATGGTGTCGTAGGCGGCGCTGGTCGTGGCGGGGCTCTTTGGGTCTTTTTCGGCCATGGTCGGTTCTCCTGGTTCGCGGATTCTCGCCCGAAGGCGAGGACCCGGCAAGTTGTATTACATGTTCCCTTGCTTGACCCCGCGAAGTTTCTTGCGGACCCTGTAGCGTATGCAGTCCGCTATATGGTCCTCAGCCTCCGTGTTCACGTCATCCAGGTCCTTGTCGTCGCGGGGCAGCACAGGGACCGTCTCGATGGTCTGCTGACACCAGTCGAAGATGAACAACCCA